GCTCCGCAAGGAGACGCTTGCAGCGTGGGAAGCTACGGGATGCCCACTTTCCGAAGTGGAAGAAGCGGTCAATCAGTACGCTCGCGACTGGAACGCTGCGACATGTAAGAAGGTCAAGCAGCTTGCCGCCGAAAAGCTCTCGGAGCAGCAGGGCGCGCCGGTTGACGCCGAAACCGGCGAGGTGGCCGAGTCGGAACCGCAGGAAGGTGGCGCCGAACACGATTCGGAACCGAGGGATGGCGGTTCCGCCGCCGAACCCGAGCCGCAACCCGCCGTTGAAGGCAAGCCGAGTGCTGAACCGCGGCCCGCGCTGACGCCGTGGGGTCCCGATCCCGGTATTCATGGCGGGGAGGGCACCGAGGGTTCCCCGAACACGCCTATATACGATAAGGAGATCAAAACGAAGATGTGCCCCTCCATCTCCAGAGCTGTGTACATCAGGCAATGCGATCATTGCCGGGAACGGACAGGTTGTCCTGCTTGGGAAGAGGAGGACGGCAGGGCGGACGCCGGAGGGGGTGAAGCATGAACGCTGCGGGCATCATCGCCATGCTCCTCGCTTCCCTTTTCCTGCTCTGCATCTTCGCAGCTCTTGGTGTCATGATCGTCTCGAAATTCGTCGATCTTTCCCTGTATCGAAAGTATCGCCGAGACAGCATAAGGATGCGGCATATTGTCAAAGAACTCCGCAATGCGAAGCGATATTCGCCGCAGGACGTGGACAAGATACTGCATGTGCTTTTTCTGCATGTCAGGGACAATACGGTTTGATGCTACCGGGCGGCTTGGAAACGAGCCGCCCGTTTTCATTACAGAGAGGATAATATGGGGAAATTTTCATCGGGGGCCGTCAGCATGACGCGGTTCAGGATCGCGGAGTCGGTCACGCGGGAGTTGCTGAACGAGGTTCCACAGCGGCTGAAGCAGTTCGCCTTCCTGCCGATAGACGACATCGCTGAGGAACGGGGTTGGGGGTGGGCAAACATCGACGACATGCTGGATACGGAATGGAAGGCTTCTCCACCGGAAAAAGGAGAATTCTTCGCGTTCACACTCCGGGTTGATCGGCGGCGGATTCCCCCGGCAATCATGAAAAAAGAGGTCACGATAGCACTCCGAGAGGAGGAAGAACGCGCCAAGGAACAGGGCAGGAAGTTTGTCTCGCGTGACCGTAAAAACGAATTGCGGGCTCAGGTCAAGCTAAGGTTGCTGACGCGGACCATGCCCGTGCCTGCGTCATTCGAGGTGGTCTGGAACACCAATACGGGTATCGTCTACTTCACATCGACTTCGACAAGTGTTGTCCAACTTTTCATGAACCAGTTCACGCTGTCCTTTGGGCTACCGCTTGAACCTCTGTCGGCGTATGCGCTTGCCGACCGGCTTTTTGATTTTGAGGCGAACCCGTCATTGGAACGGGCTCTGGATGGGATGGTGCCCACAGCATTTATCGCCGGAGTTTTCTGATGATCGGAGAGGATAAACCGGATTTTTCCAACCGGAGAAGGTATGCCGCCACGCTGAAGATGAGGATCGTTCCACAGGAGGAAGGAAAAGCCTTCGTCGAGATCCGGGATAAGCACGGGGTGCTTTCTGACACGCAGAAGGAACGGCTTTCAACGATAGTGGGGACCGCAGGTGCGTCCATAGCTCATGAGGCGTATTTGGAGGAACTCTCGCAAGCCCAACAGAGAGCCCTTAACGGTTTCAAAGAAGCATTTGAGAAAATTAAGAAAACGAATGATAAACACGAGAAAATATTTAAAATATTATCTTGGATGTTCATATTGATGTCTATCATGTGGCTGGTGCTGTTTTTCCTGACGCAACACCTCAAATCGTAATGGCCTCTCCTCATGACATTTCCTCTGATATGCGTTAATGCGTATC